GAATGGCCGCGCGGCCATCTTCTCGGTGCCGAACTCCAGCAGGCGCCAATGCGGGGTCGCACTGCCGGCGGCGGTGTCGCCACCCTTGGCCAAAACCGCGCCCTGGCGCACGCCAATGCGAAAGCCCAGGTTGCCGGTACGTTTGAACAGCCGCCCATTCCAGCGCAGCACAATGTTGTCGGCGATGCTGCGACCGGTTTCGGCGTCATCGAGCGCGCGCGCGCCGGCCTGGGCGTTCTCGACCACCAGCTGGGCGGCCTTGCGCAGAGCGGCACGCCCGCCCTTGCGCTTCACGTCATAGCTCACCGCGTCAAGGCGCCCCAGCAGCACGTCGAGGCCCTTGATATCGAAGCTGATCGAATCAGTCATAACGCACCTCGACCACTCCGCGCAGGCGCTGGGTTATGACCCGCTTGCGGTGCTTGTGAATCTTCAACGGGTAGCGGTAGCAGTCCGCTATGCCACGGCGGGTGTCAGCGTAAATGCACCGCTTCACCTCGCGGCCGTCGACCAGCACACGGCGGCGGCCGCGGCCATCATGTGACGTGTGTATGTGTTCAGTCATCGCGCACCCCATGGGCCAGCAGTAACGTCAGATGTTCGCGGCCGGACTTGGCGTCGGGCAGCGGCGGCGCGGTCAGCACGTACACGGCGCCACGGTGCAGCAGGCGCATGGTGTGGTCGATGCCGGGGCGGTAACGAATCTCGGCGCGGGCCACTATCTCGCCCTGGCCAGCACTGGCGGCGATGAACTCACGCGCGGACAGCGGCGCGAACTCGCCCCATACGGTGACCACATCCGCCCACGCGGGCGGCAGCAAGGCCCCTGTGCTGGGGTCCTGCAGCATGGCGCCCGTCACCGGGTCGCGAGGCTGGACTTTGGCCTGCAGGGTCAGGCGGTGGCGGTACTTGCCCGAGCGCATGGCTCAGCCCTCCATTGGGGTGCCGTCGAGGTACAGCCGCGCCGGCTGCTCCGGCCCGTCGTCGCCATCGAGCAGGGCAACGGCCAGCAGGCCGGCGGCCTCGGTGTTGGCTTCCAGCGCGCGGGTGTTGCGCTCCAGGGCCTGGGTGTGGGCGGCCAGGGCCGCCAGCAGATCAGGGCCAGTCATAGGGTTATCCAACGGTGTGGGTCCACCAGAAAGCGGAACCCCAGGGGAATTTCGGCCGTGGCGCCATCAGTGGCGGCGGCGGGGTTGTCGAACCAGTGGGCAACCATCATCAGCATGGCAAGCTGGATGTTCTCGGTAGCCTGCAGGGCGTTCTCGGGGGCATCGGCCGGCAGGTCAGCGCCTGCGGGGTAGAGCTTGCGCCCGGTGTGCGCCTCGATTGCGTGAAAGGCGGCGGCGCCATAGAGCTGCAACGTGCCGTCGAGGTATGCGTCGTCAGGCTCAAGCCGCGCTTGAATGCGCAGCTGTTCCAGGGTGACGTAGGGTGTCAGGTCCATAAGCCAACAGGGGCGCTTACGCGCCCCTGCTCCGTGGTTAGAGCGGCTTGCCCTGCAACGCCTTGATGGCCGCCGTGTCCTGCAGGACGCAGCCGAAGCGATGGAAGGCCAAGAACGCCGTCTGGTCGAACTCAGCGTAACGCTCAGCCAGGCGCAGCATGGTCATGGCGCGCACGTCGCGAACGATGAACTGGTCAAAGTCGCCGGCATACATGAACTTCGCGCTGGCCCCGATATCCGCAATCGCTTGGTCGACGACATAGCTCTGCTTGAGGATGGTCGCAGGGCGCGCGGCGTCGATGCTTGGCAGCCACAGAGGCCGCCCGTTGCCGTCCACCAGTTCTTCGATCAGCTGCAGGGTGGCGTCGTTGAAAGCGAGCCGGAACTGCGGCGCCGAGCGGTAAGCCGGGTCGATGCTGTGAATCAGGGCGTTGATTTCCTGCCAGGTCAGCTCAGTGGCCAGGGCGGTGACCTTGCCCACGGTGGCGGAGGCTTCCAGTCCTCGCGGCTGGGCGGGCGTGCCGGCGCCCGTACCCTTGACCAGATATTGGGCCTTACCACGACCGATGCGCGAGGCGATGCGGCCAGCCATGAACGCTTCGATATCGACCGAACTGTCAGCCAGCAGGGAGTTCGAAACGCGGATCATCTTCGACGACAGCTTGTGCGCGCCCAGGCTGTCGGTGCCAAACAGCACGTCGCCTTCGGTCGCTGCGACGTTCTCGCCGACCAGCTCGCCCATTTCCTCGGTGCCGTCGCTGGTGGCCCACTCAATGACATTACCGGCATCGGTAACCAATGCCTGCGAAACGCTGGCGATACCGCCGTATGCCTTCATGCGTTCCAGCACCTTAGCCATCAGCGTGGTGGCCACCGTGTAGCCGCCCTTGTCGCCAATGCTGGCCGCCTGGGCGCGCATTTCTTCCATGACGCGACGTTCAGCGGCGGTCAGATCGCCGAGGCCGCGGCGCATATACGACTCGCACGCGGCTGAACGCTGCTCGTCTTGGCTACCTTCGCCGCCTTCGCGGTTGCGCTGCTCGTTGTGGCGTTCGGCGTTTTCCTCGACGAAACGCTGGTCATCGCTGCGCATTTCTTCTTCGCGCTCGATCTGCTCTTTGAGCAGGTTGTGCGCGCTGCGCATTTCTTCCCACTTCGAGCGCTGCTCGCTGGTCATGGTGCCTTCGCCTACGCTTTCGTGCAGGCTGCGCATTTCCACCGCCAGGGTGGCGCGTTTTTGAATCAGTTCTTTCAGTGTCATGGTTTCTCTCTCGCTCAAGCGTTCAGGATTTCAAGCTCGCGCGCTCGGGCGCTGCGCTCGTTAAGGGCACGGCCGGGTTCGGCTTCGTCGCGTGCTTGTTGCCAGGCTTCGAGCGAACGCTGCGCCGCCTTGGCGTCGGGATAGGCCGGAAAGGCCACCGGCCCCACGTCGCGCAGCTCGGCGATGCGGGTAATGGTTCGGATGATTACGCCGCCTTCCTCACGCCAGCTTTCGCCACCGTCAGCAATGCGAAACGTAAAGCTGCTGCCGCTCATGTCGCGGCGCCGAAGCGGCGCCAGAACCAGATCGCGCACGGTCTGGCTGTCTGGCGGGTCGATTTCGTAGGCAAGGCCGCGCTCATCGACCGCCAGCCGCAGGGTGCCGCTGGCGGTGCGCCCGAGCAGGTAGTTACGGTCGTGGTTGAACAGGCCGCGCACGTCCTGGCCCAGCACGTCGTCGAAGGCGCCGGGGGCGATTTCTTCATAGAACGAACCGCCAATCAGCTCGCTGCGGGTGTTGAAGACGGCGGCGTAACCGGCGATCTTCGGCGGCCCGGTTTCGCCTTCTGGCGGCTCAATAGCGCGCACCTCGCCCTGCTGCGCAAGCAGCAGGCGTTGCTCGAAATCACTCATCGGGGTTTCCCTTGCTGGGTTGTTTCAGGGGCTGACCATCCGGCCCCGCCAGGCCGCTGATGGGCTGGGCGTTGACGCTGACCAGCATTTCGTCGAGGCCCGCTAGCGGGTTCAGGTCTTCCAGGGCGCGGACTTCGTTGCGGTGCATCCAGCCGTCGATAATCGCGTGGCGGTAGAAGGTCGCGCGCTCGGCCGGGGTGCCGCGCAGCAGGCCAGCCAGGTTGAATTTCACGTAGTAGCCGGCGGCACGCTCGGCGCGGGTGAACAGCTTGCGATTCAGCTCCTGTTCCCAATTCACCACCCAGGGCATGACCGAGTGGCGGGCGAACTGAATCGACTGCTCGCTGATGTTGGAAAAGGTTGCCTTTTCCAGATCGTTGATCATGTGCGCGGGCACGTTGTACAGCCCGGCGATTTCCGAGCGAGTCAGCTTGCGGGTGTCGAGAAACTGCGCATCCTCGGGCGCGATGGTCAGGGCCTTGTAATCCAGGTCCGCCGGTAGCAGCAGGGTTTTATTGTCCGACTGCTTGAGCCGCGCAGCAGCGCTGGCCCAGGCCTTTTGAACCCGCGCCCAGCTGTCGGTGGTCAAGGCGCTTTTGACGCTGACCAGACCTGTCGGCCGGCCGCCACCTTCGAAAAACTCTTTGCCGTAGCGCACCGCCGCCAAGCCCAGGGCGATGGTTTCGGCGTTCTGCCGGATGGGGCTAATGCCCATCTTCCCATCGGAGCCAATCGCGCGGACATGCACCATGTCTTCGAGCGCCACTGCCAGCGGGTGACCGTCCTCGTCGCGGGTGGCGTACAGCGGGCGGCCGGCGCGTTTGATGATGGTGGTGTCTTGCGGGCGGCACATTTCCAGCGCCTGCAGCTCACCCCGGCGGCTTCGGACCACCCGGCTAAAGCCGTTACCACGGGCCAGGGTGTGTGCCTGCTTGGTTTCGCGCCACTTGTAGGACGTTTGCCAGGCGTTCGGCTCGTCGTGCAGCAGGTAATGGGCGGGATGATCGGTGCCCGGCTCGATGCGGTCACCGACCTTGCGCAGCACGTTGAGCGGCAACTGCGCCACCGAGCTGGACAGGATGTAGATACACGAATAAACGGCCGTCAAGCGCATGGCAGAGTCGGGGTTTACGTCGATGGCCTGACCGCTGGCGGCCATCCAATCCAGCAGCTGATCGCCGGTCAGGGGCGTGTTCGGGTTTTCCAGGCTCAGGCTGCGACTGGCGAAGGCGTCGAAGATCATGCGCGCACCCCTTTGGCCGCGAGGAATCCGCCGACCATCATCAGCACGCCGCCGGCAATCAGCGCCACGCCAAGGCCGAAGCGCACATACAGCCCGCCGATCAGCAGGCAATAGCCCGCCGACCCGAGCACATCAGGTAGCAGTCGTTTCATGGGGGCTCACAGAATCAGGAAGTCGTCTTCGCCCAAGGTGTCGAGCACGCCGGGTTCGATCTGGTCGCCCAGCATCGCCCGCGACATGGCCATCAGAATGGCCACCATGCCGTCGATCTTGCGCATGTTGGTTTTGCCTTCGTCGGCCTTCTGCGGAATCAGCAGGCCCTTGCGTTCGCGGGTCACGACGTTACCGGCCATCCACGTCAGCACCGGGTCGCACGGGTGGCGAAAGCGGCGTGACAGTAACGCCGCATCGACCTCGCGCATGGGCATGTTCCATAGGCTGAAACCGCCGCCGAACTGCACGGCCGGGCCGCCATCCTTAAGGATTTGGTGGCCCAGCTGGGTGGCGCGGTAGGGGTCATAGACGATTTCAGTCACCGCGAACTGTTCACACAGGTCGCGTATGTCGTCGCGGATCACGTCATAGTCGGTTTCATCGCCGTCTGTGATCACCAGCTTGCCGTCGTGTATCCAGCCCTCGTAAGCCTTCTGGTTCTGCGCGGCCCGCTCGACGGCGTTTTCGGGCAGGTAAGAGCGGCAGAACGTCGTCCAGCGATCTTTAAGCCGGCCGCTGCCCTCGGGCTGCTCGATCTTGTCGCGAAACACCAGGGCAACCGCGGCAATGTCCGATTTACTGGCCAGGTCGACACCCATAAAGCAGGGCTGACCGGCGAAATCCTCCAAACGCAGCGCGGTATCGCCGCAGGCTGCCCAGTCGCTCATGTTGAGCCAGGCATGCGCCGCCGATACCCATATGTTCAGGTGCTTGGTTTTGAATGCGTTCTGGCGTGACGGGTAACGCTTGGCATCTTCCAGACGCTTGAGCAGGAATTCTTCGCTGACCGATACGCCGTAGTTCGGGTTGGCCTTGCGCAGCACCTGCGGGCTTTGCCAATCGTCGTCATCGTCCAGGGTGTAGATGATGGCGAACAGTTCGTCGTTGTGCAGGTCGCCAATGCCGGCCGACGCCTTGAGCATGTCGATAGCGTGGCTGCGGTGTATGTAGCACGGGCCGGCCAGGTTGAAGCCCGCCGTGGTGATGACGAACATCAGCGGCTGATCGCGGGCCCCCATGCCGGTGAGCATGGTTTCGTACAGGGCCGGCGTGGGGTGTTCGTGGTATTCGTCGACCAGGGCGCAGCTGGGCGATGATCCGTCGCCGGGGTCGCCGATGACGGGTTCGAAACGGCTTTCGTCGTCAGGGATCGACAGGCAGCGGGCCATCGCCTCGGCGCCTATCGCCTTGATCAGGCCATCGGCCCGGCTCAGCATCTGCTTGGCCGGGCGGAACACTTCGAGCGCTTGTTTCTCGGTCGTCGCGCCGCAGTACACCTCGGCGCCGAACTCGTTATCCATGCACCACATGTACAGGCCGATACCGGCGGCCAGGACGCTTTTGCCGTTCTTGCGCGGAATCTCGCAATAGGCCTCGCGGAACCGACGCATGCCGGTCTTCTTGCTGACCCAGCCGAAGATGCTGGCGACGATGAACTGCTGCCATGGCTGCAGCACAATCAGTTCGCGCTGTGCGGCCCATTTCCCCTTCGCGTGCGGCAGCAGCTGGATGAAGATGCACGCTTTCTCGGCAGCATCCTTATCGAACCGCCAGCGGAACGCGCGGCGCTTGGCTGACTCAAGGTCGGCCAGGTGGCGGGCGCAGGCCCAGCGCACGAACTGGCACGCATCTATCCGGCCACTTACCACGTCGCGCGCGTACTTCGCCGCCGCGTTTACGTTGGGGTAAGTGGCCATGGGGTGGTTATCCGGTCTTGCCTCCGCGCATCAGCTCGAAGGGGTTTTTCTTCTCGCCGTTGTTGCCCGGTTTCAATCGAGCGCGTGACGACGGATCGAGGCCGAGCGCCGCGCCGAAGGTGGCCACATGCCGCAACGATTCGTTGGCCACGGTGCAGGCGGGATTTTTCAGCGGCCCGCCCTGGGCGCCGGTGACGACCAGGCCGTTTTTATCGATATCGTCCTGGGCTTCACGCCAGCGCTGATAGGCGACACAAAAGGCTTCGAGGTTGTGCAGGTCAGTGGCGGCCATGATCTTGGTTTCAGTCAGCCAGGGCGCCACGTTGCGCCAGACCTCGGCGGCTATATCGGCCATCCAATAAGGTGGCTCCGGCACTTCGCGCAGCGCCTCGGGGGCGGGCTCGTTCTTCGGTAGGGCGCGTTTGCCGGCGTTGCCTTGAACGACTTTAAGCGCGGTCGGCTTCGGCTTCCGACCGCCGCCAGGGGCGCGACTTGCCATCTTCGAACCTCTGCGTTATTGCGTGCTTGCGTCATATGACGCTAGCCGTATTGGCTGGACCCTTGAACTTTTTATTTCGCGGGAATGAAAAAACGATTGAGGGCGCGGTGCTTTAGGGCGAAAGGTGCAGGGATTTGCCCTCCCCCTCCCCTTTCGCCGACGATGGCCGCGCGTTCGCGCCATGATCGACTCGCGCGCATCTGCGACCAGCTGGCTGCTGCCTGCCGCGTGCGTGTGTGTAAATCAGTGAAAGCGGGCGATTTCGTCACGGGTTCGCCTCGATTTACGGTGAACCGTGACGCGCTTTGTACGATTCGCGCTGCGTTTTTCTTTTGTGGCAATCGGCGTTGATTGCGAACAGATTCGCGGGGTCGTCGGTGCCGCCTTCGGCCTTCGGCTTGCGGTGGTCAACCTCGGTTGCAGGCAGCACACGGCCAAGCTCGACACACTCCAAGCAGCGGCAGCGGAACCCGTCACGACGCAGGATCGTGCGAGACAGCTTGCGCCACTCATACCCATAGCCGCGTTGCTCTGCAGTGCCACGGCTTGGGGCATTCCAGCCACTGGCCAGGCCTTCATGCTGGGCACAGTAGCCGTGCCGCTCCTGGGTCAGACCAGGGCACATCGGGGCGCGACAACCACGCTTAGCGCGAGGCGGCATGGTCGATGGCCTGCTGCTTGCGAATACAGTCATCGACCTGGGCGGCACACTGCAGCAGCGCCGTCTCGGTCTGCGTCAGAGCGCGATCCCAGTCCTCATTAACCAGCAGGGCCGGGCGACCCGGCAGTCGGCATAACACCAGCTCGGGGCACACTGCCTGCGGCTTGTCGATAGGCGCCAACGTCAGTTGTTTCGGGGCGAGCGTGCCGCATGCCGACAGCAGCAGGCACAGGGTCAAGCAGGTAATCACGCGCATCGGGATCGGTCCGTTTCAGTTCTTCAAGGCCGGCAGTCAAGGCGTCGGCCTGTTGATCGAGGCGGTGGCGAAGCTGGGCCGTCTCGGCGCCGATCTTGCCGACCGCTTCGGCTAATCCCTGCTGATTCGCCAGCGCTTTGGATTGCTGCTCGATGACTGCCGCGTCATGCGTGGCGGTCGACTCAAGCGCGGTGATGCGGTCAGCCTGGCGGGCGTTATCACTGCGGGTGTGGTCGAGCGCCCAAAGCAATCCGACCAGAACAATCAAGGCCATCAGGCCGACCAGTTTTGAAGCGTTCAAACTCAGCATTTCACTATCTCCAGGACATAGCCCGGCCTCGCGAACTGCGCATGAATGGCCGCAGTCATCTGGTCGAGCGGGGTTGATTGGGTGTCGATGACCGTGGCGCGCTTGCCATCAGCAAAGCGGACCTGATAGCGGCGCGTCATGGCGCAGCCAGACACAATTCGCGCTCAACCTGCCGGCGGGTCACGATGCCGCCGCAGCTGTTCGCCGTGTCGCGACAATCTTTCCCGCCGACGTAGGTCCAGCGCAGGAACTCGTCGGGCGCCCCAAGGCGGTCGCCTTCGTTGAATCGCCGCAGCAGCGTCGAATGCAGGAAGTTCGCAGAGCCCACGTTGAACACGAAGTCGACCAGGCTTACCCGGCAGAGCCAGCCCACATCGGTGCGCACATGCCGGTCGACGGTGCCGATGGCGTGCTGCAGGTCATCCCATAGCCAGCCCATGCACTGCGAGCGTGTTGCCACATCGCCAGCTTTGACGCCGGCAGTGTGGCCATAACAGATAGTCCAGACCCCGCCAGTGTCTCGGTAGGCCGTCAGCGACAACCCTTCGAAGAACATCACCAGCGCGAGCAGTACCGGTGCGAAGCCTGCAGCAAGCGGCAACACAAGGCCGCGCGGCAGCTTCACTCTGCAGCCTTCGGCGCCACCTTTGGCGCAAACCATTTCGACTTGAGGTGCCACGCAACCAGCAACACCGCATAACCGAACATGACCCAACTGGTCAGCTCAGAGACGGGCATGCCGAACAGTGTGGCGCCGGCGTAGGTGGCCGGCGGCAGCGCCACGATGCGCTCCACCAGATCGGCTTTGGTCTGGTCTAGCTGCATCGGCTGAACTCCAGAAACGAAAACCCCCAGCAGAGGCCGGGGGTTTTGGGTGATGTTGAGGCCGTGACCGGAAAGACGCCACGTTATGGAGAAATTTACGGGAAACTGCCAAACGAAAGCGAGGAAACCGGCGGACAACCGAAACGCTTAAGCCTTGCCCTCACAGCTTTAGCGCCCGGTCGAGCGCCGCGGCTTGGCATGGCGCCTCGTCGCGGAACACCCCGCCGCAGCCACGCGGCAGGGGCTTTAGGCAGTTTTCGCACACCTTGCCCGCCACCTTGCCGAACTGCTGAGCCAGTAGCTCAGCATCGCGGCGAATTAACGTCGCCAGGTACTCGGCCACGCTATACGGGCCATCGAGCCCGCCGCGCACCTTGCAGCCCTCGGCGAGCATTTCCCGCTCGACCGGGCCGAGCACCGTCACTACCTCTTTCAGCCCTTGCGCCTCCAGCTTCGCGCGGTAGCGTTCCTGCCGGATCGCTTCGGGTGATTTCGCTTCATAGTTACCCGTAACGCTCATCGCTTCGCCCCTGCTGCTCGAACCGCCTGACCGTCCAGCCGGATCAACTGCCAATCATTGCCGTTACGGATAACGGCGCACCCGTCTTCTTCGCGAACCAGCTCATAGCCTGCAGCCTCTTTCAGGCGCAGCGTGTGCCGCTGGTGTTCATTCAGCCCGCCAGATCGGCGGGCCGGTTTGCCAGAGCGCGGGCGCAGCTGCTTGTCGTTATGCGTCACGGCGCACCACCTTGCGACTGGTGACCATCAGGCCGCGATCAGCCAGCCGGTGCGCGGCTGCGAACATTCGATACACCCGCTGCCACCCCACGCTGAGCAGGACTGATTTACCGGGCCGGCGGGCATGCATCATTAGCAACTGCTGGTCGTTATTAGCCACGCTCACCCCCTCGCCTTGCGCTTCGGCGCCTTCTTGAACTGGAATCGCTCGCCGCAGCAGGTGCAGACCACCCGCTTAGCGCCTGATCGCGTTTGCTTGAGCGCCCCAAGACAGCCTGGGCAGACCGTAACCTTTAGCTGCTCGGAAACTGCCTTATTGATCGCTTCGACGGTATTGCGGCGCGGCGGCAGGTGGCCAAGCGCACGCATAACGCGCCGGTAATCGGCGGCGATCCAGCTACCGCCGGGCTCTAAGTGCATGCCGTCGCCCATCATGTCACCGAGCCGCACTAGGTCACGGTGCAAACTGGCCTCGACCGCAGGGTCTAGCGCCTTCGCTTCGTTAGCCATCGCTCAATACTCCTGCTGTTCTGCCAGGCGCTGCCGGCGTTTTGCTTCCCACTCGTCGAGGTCGAGCGCGCCGCATTCGGCCACCCACTTGATGCACTCGTCGCACTGCCAGCCGGAATGCGTCTTCGTAAGGCAGCCGCCCACGTCGTCTATGTCGTTACCGCAGCCGCTGCAGGTGCCCGGCGCCATTGTCTTCGTCGTCTTCGCCATGTCCTAACATCCTCCTTTGCAATGAATTGCTAAACGGCGCTCGGGGCCGCGTGGTTATTGGCTTCTGGCTGGGGCTGCGCTGCGGCCCGTCCGGGTTCTGTCTCGGTGGCAAAAAAAGAGAGGCCCCGCGCGTCGAGGTAGCAGTGCCACCGCTCCAGGGCATCGCGTTTCAGGCTCTGCGCATGGGTGTGGATGTAGGCGGCGTCCAGATCATCGAGCGCGTGATTCAGCAGCAGCTCACCTATCAGGTAATCAACCCCCAGGTCGGCCCATAGCGAGCGCGCCACCTTGCGCAGGTCATGGCTGGTCCACTCCCCGTCCGAAATACGGACGAATGCTGCTTGAGCTTGAAAGGCTGAAAGCGGCTCGCCATCGCCATTGGGGAACAGGTAGGCGCCCCGGTAACCCTTGCCGATCTGCCGGGCACGGTAGGCAGACAGCAGCGCGTGAACCTGGCGGGTGATCGGCAAGCGGTGATCGCTGCGCGTCTTCGTATCGTCTGCAGGCAAAAACCACTCCCCCTCCTGATCGAGGGTAATGTTTGCCCATTTGGCGACACGGGTTTCGCTTATACGGGTGCCATGGCAGAGCATCATCAGGGCCAGCACGGTGTCAGCGGGGTGTGTCGGCCATAGGTCGCCGAGGCGATCCAGCACCGCAGGCAGCTGCTGCGGGCGCAGCGCGGCACCCTTCGGCCTTATCGGCGTGCTGATGAAGTCGGTAAACACCATGTCGGCCAGCGGGTTACTGGCCAGCATCTTGAGCTTGTGGGCCTGCTTGAATGCCCGCTTCAGCACTCCGAAAGCCTGGCGGGTGTATGGGAGACTGCAAACCTGCTGCATCGGCCAAATAAACCGTTCGTCCAGGGCCGCACGATCAACCGCCTGCAGGCGCAGCGAGCCCAGGCGTGGCAGTAGCTGGCAGGCCACCACCGAACGCACTGTTGCCTTGCGCTTATTCGATATCGCCCGGTCACGGGCCATGCGGGAGGCATACCAGTTGAGCAGGTCGGCCACGGCTTCCCAGCCGGAAACCGCCACCACCGCGGACGGGTCGGCGGTCAGCTCGGCCAGTTTCTTGGGCAGCAGATCGAGGGCAGCCTTAACCGGCAGGTCCGGCCAGTTGCCCAGCTTTACGGACGGACTCTTACCGCCCACATGGCGGACGATATGCCAGGATGCACGCGAGTGGTCGCCGCTGAAACGCAGCAGCAGCGCGGGGGTTCTCAGGTCGCGCAAATTGCGAACATCGAGCTGGGCGGCGTAGCGCCTCACCTCGGCTTCGCTGAATTTGATATGAAGGGTTTTTCTCACGTCTCGGGGCTCCAGATAGGCGCCCCGGCGGTCAGGCGGGGGCGCTTGGGCGCAGCTCACCCCTACCCATGGCAATGGGCATCGAATCAGGACGAACCGCGTAATGCTTCAAAGCGTTAAAGCGTCAATGCGTTATTCGGATGCCTCGCCGCGGTCGATGCGCTCGATCTCAGCCAGCAGCAGCGCGGCAGCCTTGACCAGATCGCGGCGGCGGCCTGCAGGCTTGAATGCGTCCGGGGCGAACGGCCAATACATCAGCGCGCGGTGACGCGGTATGCCGCTGGCGTTCATCACGTAACAAACTGCAGCGCGCGGCAGCTCGTAACTGCCGTAGGCGTCGTCGTGTTCAGCGCCATACCCCTCCCCCTCAACCTGCCGGGCACGCTCGGCCAACACGTCGGTAGCGGCCTGGGGAATGCCGTCAGGTGCGGCAACCGGGGGCGCATAGGCGTTGACGACCGGAACACATGCCATCGCCAGCGCCTGCAGCACCATCGCCGCATTGCCTTCGCCCAGGAAGACCGGCGGCAGCGCCTGGCCCTCAGCGCTCACCACATCGCCGTTTTCGTTCAGGGTAAAGCCCGCCGCCTCGACGTAATCGGCGGTAGGGCCGGCAGGCGGGGTATCGGACGGGGTATCGAGCGCAGGCGCTTGCGCGGTGGCATCCGGTGACGAGGTTTCAGACGCGGGCGGCGCCTGCTTGGTGGTGTCGTCTGCCGGCCCGGCGGCAGGTTTAGCGGCGGGTTTAGCGGCAGGCTTCGCGGCCTTGGTCGTTGTCTTCGCGGTCATCGGTGTGGCTCCGTGTTGGTTTGTGGCGGTTACATGCACTGCGGCGCCTGTCCGGCCGACTCAAGGTCGACCGCCTCCCAGGCTGAAAGCGGCGGGCGGACGGGCGGGCTGGGGGTGATCTTCATCCGCCGACGCGCGGCTGGCGGACGGGCGGGCGTGAATAGCGC